AAAAGGCCAATGTTAGGTGTTCCACCGATAAGGAACATGTAATACAATGAGGTTATATGCTACAAAAAATAGGTTTTCAGCCAGGTATAAATAAACAACTAACTGACACGGGAGCAGAGGGACAATGGACAGACTGCGATAATGTCAGATTTCGTTATGGTATTCCAGAAAAGATAGGTGGTTGGAAACAATTAGGTGATGATGCTTTAACTGGTGCTGGCAGAGGTCTTCATCATTTCGTAAATAGTAAGGCTAGAAAATATGCCATTATCGGTACAAACAGAATCTTATACGCATTCTCTGGTGGTGTGTATTACGATATACACCCTATCAAAACAACAACGACGCTTACAAGTGCATTTACCACAACCAACGGATCATCAACCGTTACAATAACTTTCAGTGGAGACCATGGTATAGGAGAACAGGATATAATTTTATTAGACAATTTTAGTTCTATAACTAACTCTAATTTTGCAGCTTCAGATTTTGATGATAAAAAATTTATGGTGACTACGGTTCCTAATGCTACGACTATTACAATCACAATGCCATCTAATGAATCAGGATCTGGTGCAACAACATCAGGTGGTATAAGAGTACAACATTATTATCCCGTAGGTCCAGCGGTGCAAGCAAAAGGTTTTGGTTGGTCACTTGGAACTTTTGGTGGTGAGGTTGCAGGAGAACCAGCCACAACATTAACAAATGGTATTAATGATACTGTGACCACAGGAATTATATTAGGTGATGTATCACAATTCCCAGATAGTGGTACAAATTTTATAAAAATTGACAATGAAGAGATATCTTACACAGGTATATCTGGTAACGAACTTACAGGTGTAACTAGAGAAGTAAGAGGTACAACAAAAGCTGCACATAGTGGTGGAGCAACTGTAACCAGCACAACAAACTTTGTAGCATGGGGTGAGGCAGCATCAGGTGATTTGGTATTAGAACCTGGTATGTGGTCATTAGATAATTTTGGTGACAAAGCGATCTGTCTTATTCATGACAGTGCGGTATTCGAGTGGAACTCTGCAGCAGCTGGAGCAGAGAACACAAGGGCCACAATCATATCAGGCGCACCTACAGCATCAAGACACATGTTGGTATCTACACCGGATCGTCACTTAGTATTTTTTGGAACAGAAACAACAATCGGAGACACGTCTACACAGGATGACATGTTTATAAGATTTTCGGATCAGGAGGATATTAATACTTATACACCAACAGCAACCAATACAGCCGGCACACAGAGACTGGCCGATGGATCACAAATCAGAGGAGCGATTAGAGGTAGAGACTCTATTCTCGTTTGGACAGACACAGCTTTATTTACAATGCGTTTTGTTGGTCAACCTTTTACCTTTGCCTTTTCACAGGTGGGTACAAACTGTGGGTTAGCAGGACAGAATGCATGTGTGGAAGTTGATGGTTCTGCATATTGGTTGTCTGAAAATGGTTTCTTTAGATATGCTGGTAAGTTAGAATCATTACCATGTCTCGTAGAGGACTTTGTATATAATGATATAAATCTAGAGTCTGGTAATCAGATGATATCTGCCGGACTAAACAATCTTTTTGGTGAGGTCATTTGGTTCTATCCAACTTCCTCGTCCTCTGTTGTAAACAGAATGGTTGCATATAATTATTTTGACTCCTCACCAC